GGGACGTTCGCCTTGAATGTTGCCGAGACGGAACGGCTCGAGGTGAGCGTAAACGGACAATCGACCGGGCAATTTGAAATGAGCCCGCTCAATGCTGCCGATAATGTCGCGGCCGTGAATGGTTCGACCGGATATCCGGAGAGGTCATAACTGATATGCCGGAATCGTACGGTCACGACACCGTTTAACGGCTTTGTTATTTCGTAGACCCGGAACGGCTGAGGATCGTCCGTGAAGTTCGGTTTCGCAACGATAATCGACCGAAGCGCGATATCTGCGTAATGTACGCCGGTTATCGGATAGCGGAGATATCCTTCATACTCTCCGTTCCTTTCTTCGTCAACGTAGCAGAGAATCGAATCCGTGAGAGCTCCGATCCCCTGCGTCGTGAACGTGGTCGCGGTTGCCGCGAATAGTTTCGGGATCATATTCTGAACCACCTCGGAGTGATAACGACGGACGTCACGCTCCCGGTGCGGCTGATCGTATTCGTTCCCGGCCAGAGTCTCGGGAACTCTCCGCCGGCTGTAATCGTCACCTTGTTGTTCTGGTTGTCGCCGCTCGTTCTGTATGCGTTCTGCTCGTCGCAGTCAAGATAAATGTATGAGCTTATACTTGATAAACTGATCGTGTAGGTCTTGCCGGCTGTGGAGTTCGCGACTGTTATCGTCCCGGAACCGGAGCAGTTGACACGGATCAGCGGACGCGAGGCAAAGCCTGTCGGATTCGATATCGTTCCGGAAGTCCCGGAAATCGTGGTCGCCGTCTCTCCGCTCTTGAGGAACCGCTCGGGTCTGCAATTAAACAGGATCGTCGTCCTGCCGTACTCCGTGAGGGCGTTCTCGATCTCGGTCTCCTCGGTGTAGTACGCGAGGCGGTATATATCCGGCTCGAAGGTGTCCTCGAGCCTTGCGTAATCGCTCGCGGAGTGCAGCCATGCGCTCACCGCGTCCGCTGCCGTCTCTGCCGATAAGTCCGCGCCGGTTCCGAAGAAGATCTCGTACGGCTGGACGTAGTTGTTCCAGGCATCCTGCATAAAAACGATATCGCCGTTTCTGCCTGGGATCGTTATCGCGTCCGACTTCCGGCGCGGTCTGATGATACGCGGAGACCGCTCGATCCGGACGCCGAGCGTGTCCGATGCGGTTCCGTTAAAGGTTAAATTATGCATATAATGCCTCCCGGCTGTTCACTTGTCTCTGGATCTTGTCGATAACGATATCCGCGAGAGCTTCCTCGTCCTGGCCTTCGGCTCCGTAGACGTTGAGAACGACGCTCGTCCGTGTGTTGTTGTTGATCGTGGAGAGATCCGGCGTCGCCGGTGCCTCCGGGACAACGACTTCCGGATTCCGAAGATTCCGATATTCGAGAGCCTCCGCCGCGGTGAGGATTCGCTCGCCCTTATGCAATTCCGCAATAAAACCATCATATGGTACATAGGCCAAACCTGTCTTATATGCACTGATCGTCTGGAATCCGTTTCTGGCAGGCTGCCATGCCTTGAATGACAGATTGTTGTTCCATGCTCTTGATGCATCTCTTGCCGCCTGTTCGTACAGAGGGACTACTTCCCAAAGAGCCTCAGATGCCGCATCTGGGAATTTACTTTGAGAATTAGCCAGCTCCTCTATGGCCTGCTTCGCATACTCGCATTCTGTGGTGACGCTTCCCAAGGCCTCCTCACTCTTTGATGTGGCCTCGGAATAGGTGTTCATCTCCTGTGTGGCCTCGCCAACCTTGAGATTCTCGGCATTCAGTGATTCTGTCAGCTCCTCAATCTTGGCCTTGAGAGCCTCCGGATCATCAGCAGCTCCGGAATAGTACTCATCCCACAGAGTGTCAAGCTCGGCCTGCAGCTCTGCAGCTCTCTGTGTTGCCGTGTTGTAGTTGTCCGTTGCGATCTTCAACCGTGCCCGGTTCGTCGCGACTTCAACCTCTGCCGCGGCCTGTTTCCGCAGGATCTCTGTGAATGCTTCTTGATATAGCTGTTGCTTTTGGGCTTCCGCCCACGCTTTCGCGTTTTCGAGCACCCGGCGGCTGTTTCCGTCGAGCAGTCCGTTCTGATCGCTGAGCGTGAGATTCAGATTCGGGATCGTTTGGTTCAACTGATCGACGAGAAGTTTATATTCCGCTTCGACCGTCTTCGTATCCTCTCCCGCCGCTTTCAGCTTCCAGTAACGATCCTCGACTTCCTTCAGTCGGTCTTTATATGTGGACATAAGAACCGCCGAGGAATCATACGTCTCGTCGAGTTCCTTTTGTTCGTCTTTCCATGCCCTGACCGCTGCCGTCAGTTCCTGCGAGTCCCGAGTAAACGCGTCAACTCTCCCAGAGTTATTCGCGAGAAGGTCGGCGAGCTTCGCGAGAGGTGTCAGGAGTGTGTCTATCGCGGCAAAGACGAGATCTATCGCCGGAGAGAGAACTTTTAGAGCGTTCGATAATACGTCGACGCCTTTCGTCTTGAGGCTTGCGAGCTTCGCCTCGAATGTCGTCGCGGATGTGGCCGCCTGGACTGCGATCGGCTCCGAACCGATTTTCATAATTGCGGCGTTGAATTCTTCCGCCGTGATCTCGCCTTCCTTCATGGCCTCTCCGAAGTCTCCGACAAAGGCTCCGGCGTCACGGAGTGCGTCTTGCAGTTTTCCGCTTGCTCCCGGGATCGCGTTCGCGAGCTGTTTCCAGTTCTCGGTTGTCAGCTTCCCGGCTCCGGCCGTCTGGGTGAGAACGAGCCCGAATGATGAGAATGTATCCGCTGATCCTCCGGCTGCCGCATTCAGGTTGCCGGCGGCCTCGACGAGCTCCTCGAAGTTATCGACGCCGTTCGCCGCGAGCTGGGCGACAACGTTCGAGACCTCTCCGAGGGAGTAAACCGTTTTATCAGCGTAATTCTTCATAGCCTCGGCGACCTGTTCGATCTCTGCCGTTCCAAAACCGGCAAACTGCATCGTGTTTCGGAACTTGACCATTTGATCGTTAACGGAGATCGCTTCTTTTGCGAGGTCTTTTATAGCTGACAGAGCCGCCTGGATCGCGTTCGATGCAAAGTCCGCGACAACTTGTTTTAGCATTGTCCAGCCGGTTCTCGCCGCGTTTGCGCTGTCTCCTGCTTCCTCGGTCGCTCTTGCGAGATCATCGGTCGACGTCGCCGCTCCCCGCGCTGTCCGCTCTGTCTCGGTCATCTCCGAATTCATGTTGTTGAGCGCGGTCGTGGCGTTGTTGATCGTCGTCCGGGTCTGGCTCATAGCCCGCTCTTGCTGTTCGATCTTGGTCGTCAGCTTCTGGCTCTCTTTGGAGCCTTCGCCATACTCCGCGTTCGCCTTGTCAAGCTGTTGGCGGAGATTGTTCAGCGTCGCTTCCTGCGATTTATATTTCGCGTTGAGCGTGTCGATATATTTCGTCTGATTCTGAATCTCGCGGTTCAGAACCTCCATCTTCTGGTGTGCCTGTTCCTGGGCGGTCGTCGTGGAATCGAATCCGGAGACGAGAGCCTTCATCTCCGCGTTGAGCTCCTTCGATTGCTGCACTATGCCCTGGAGTGCCTGTCTGTACTGTTGCTCGCCTTGTACGCCGACGCGTACGCCGATGTCCTGCACGATATCACCTCTTATGTCATGCGGGCGAGAACTTCGTCAAAGCTGAGCTTGTTCTTTTCCTCCGCACCGCCGTTATAAACAGAAAGACACGAGATCAGGTCGATAAATTCTCCGTATGGATACGTTAAAACCTGTTCTCGTGTCATTCCGAATTCGTGTATTCCGTAGAACAAGAGCCAGGCTTTAGTCAGCTTGCGTCTCCGTCCTCGTTGTTTTTTTTTGAGCCCTTCGGCTCTGCGGTTTCGATCGTTGTCTTGCTGTTTGCCATATACGCCGCGATCGCTTCGTTCTCCGCCTGGCTGAACTCCTCCATAGTCAGAGCCATAAGCTCGCGCACCGTTACGACGTCCGGTTTTTCTGCGTCTCCGTGGACTCGCTCTTCGTATCCCCGATTCATAGCGGCGATGAACTTCGCGACGGACGTCATGTTTTTCGAATAACGTCCGCGGAAGAGTTCACCGATTTTCGCGATATCTCCGTCGGGGCATAACTCCGCGATCGCACAGGACGCGCCGACCGTCAGAAAGAAGTTACGTTCTTTTCCGTTGATGATCATTTGACTGCTCCTTAGGTAATGTTAAAGAAGGTCTTGATCTTCGCCTCTGCCGCTGTCTCTGCAGCTGCTTCGTTGGCGTAGGTCGTGCCGTCAACCTCGAAGGACGCTCCGTCTTTGAGCCATGCTCCGCCGGTCGCGTCGGACTTGAAAATCGTTCCGGTGAGCGTCTGGGTCTGCCAGTCGATATCCTGCTCCTGCGTCGCTGCCGCGATCGTGGGATAATCGAAGCGAGCCTTCGGGATAATCACGGCCTTGAAAGATACGACGCCGGCTTCCTGCTGACGTACGACGAAGCCGATCCCGCAGTACGGATGAAGGGCGTTCGAATCGTAATCAGCGAATCCGTCCGTTCCGGGTGCGGTCAGTCCGTAGATCAGCTGCTCGGCCGCCTGTTTGAGGCCGTCAACTTCCAGAGAGAACGTCGCTCCGGAGTATCCGCCGGGAGCGGATTCCGAGAGTGCGTTGTCAGAGTAGAAGTTGTTCTCGGTGTTGTTCGTGGTCGGCGTAATGCTTACATTGACGCCTCTCGCGAGCTTCTGTCCGCTTGAATAGGTAACCGTCGTTCCGCTCGCCGCGTATTTCGCAACATACGGAAGCGAGAATCCGGTTGTCACTTTTCCTGCAGCCATAAGGTTTTACCTCCTGTTTGCTTTTTTGATACTGTCGTCGAAGATCTTCTCCATCTCTTTCTCGGCTTTACCTCTTGCCGCCGATACCGCCGGAGCGATAAACGGCGTCTTCTGGAGCCAGCTCGTCCCGGATTCAATCGTTCGGGCGACCATGCTGTTCGGGTGTCCCTTCGGATATTTCTTCGTGACGTAGCTGTTATAGCCGTCGAAGCCGATCTTCTCATTAAAAAATCCCTCATCGTTCCGGAGTCGGGAGATACCGAGGGATTCGGAGAGGCCGGCGCGTTCTGCGTCTGTTATGCCCCTCTGACGTCCCTCTCCGTGTTCGTCCCGCTCCGGGATCTGAGAGATTCGTCTTTTGATCTCGTCCGCAACGATTCCGGCTCCGGTGTAAACCATCTTGCCGGCGATCTCTGCGGAGTTGTCGAGCATTGTGTTTAACTGATTCAGATATTCGTCAACGCCGACGGTCTTTATCGAGGCCATGAGATCAGCCCCTCTCGGCGGTAACGACGAAGCCCCACTCGTAGTGGATGATCTTCGTATCCTCCTCATACTGGACGGATTCGAGCCACCACGCCGCGCCGAGGCCGTCAAGCGTTGCCTGGATCGTGTCGGCGTTCGTGTCGAATTCGGCTTGTGTGTAGTAGTCGACCGTTCCGCGGATCGCCTGTTCCGTCTTGTGGTTCCCGGAGTGGAACGAATTGTCCTCTCCGCTCTCCTGCCAGACGCAAGCCGGGATCTGTCCGGTCGGTCGAAAATAGTGATACACGTTCGCGCCGAGTGCTTCGTATAAGGCCGTCCCGATCTGTTGGGCCTTAGCTTGTAACGACATCGAGATAATCCTCCAGTCTGACAAGCGAGAGCTCCCTCGCCCGGGTGCTCCGGCGAACGATAACGTCCGCGACGGCGTCCACCCGGTATTGGTCGCTCCCGATGATGATATAATCGTCCGGTTCGACGGAGACGTCCTCGGGAACGCGGATCAGCTTGTCGATCTGACTGTCCGCGCCCCGAGCCTCATATAACCGCGTATAGCTGATAGACCTCGTCCCGAAGTAGACGTTCTCGGTTCGTGGAGTCAGGACTTCGTGCGGCATGAGTCCGGCCACCGACGCCTCGGTCTTATTGCAGATCGTACAGATTCCGGAATCGAACATAGAACCACCCCTTTATGCCTCCAGAACGGACGTTAT